GGCGGAGGGGGGGGAGGTTCCGCTGCAACTCCCACGTCTTGTTTAGGAGGATCTTCTTTAAGAGGAGGAGGAGGTGGAGGTACAGGAGGTCACCACAATGTTATCCCCGCAACAGTAGCTGGAGCAGCTGGAGGCTCGTCTAATCTATACGTCGCGGGTTCGGGAGGTGCTGTAGGTACAGACGGTGCAGCTCCAACAGCGGGGTCAGCAGGAACAAACGGCAACACAGCTTCAGGTGGGGCTGGTGGAGGAGGCGGCGGTACAACAATTACAGCCTCCACTAACGGCGGAGCTGGAGGAAACGGTGGTACACACGGCGGTGGCGGTGGCGGTGGGGGTGTAGGAATGAACCCCGGCTTAGGCGGCGCTGGTGGTACGGGCGGTAATGGCGTAGTCTATGTAATGAGTTGGTGACGTCTAATAAGTACTTTGCAGGAAATCAAGGTCACTATATATTCTGCGCAGCAACAACCTTTACGTTCTTCTCTGGCGAATTAACAGTTATGGAAAAATAACATGACAGCAGCAACATTAAATTTAAGTGTAGAATGTGGTGCAGATTATGCCCAGAAAATTACATTGAAAGACGACACAGGCGTAGCCATTAATATTACAGGCTACACATTTGCATCGATGATTAAAATATCTGCTGCTGATGACTCCCCATTGTTATCATTTACATGCACACCAGATGCTAATCCAGCACTAGGGACATTTACACTGTCGTTAACTAATGCCCAGACAGCATCTTTGTTTGCTCCAGGAGATGGTCCTAGTGAAACTATGAGCTTAGTCTATGATATAGTACAGACAGTAGGTAGTATTAAGTCAAGAATTATTCAAGGCACTATTACAGTGTATCCCGGGGTGACATTATGAGCATAACAAGTATTATAGTAGAGACCGGAAGCAATGTATCTGGCGCTAATAGCTATCTGTCTGTTGCTGATGTTATTCAGTATGCTAAGGATAGACAATATACATTCCAAACATCTGTCAGCGTTTTAATTATCAAAGCCATGGACTACATAGAAACATTATCCTACAAAGGGTCTAAATTAACTCGTAATCAGGGGTTGCAATGGCCGCGGTATAATGTTATAATAGACGGGTACTATGTAGACCCTTTAATTATACCAAATGATTTAAAGAAAGGCCTTGCCGAATGCATTATGGCAATTGACCAAGGCAATGACCCGATGCAAAACATCCCAGTACAAGTGTTGCGCCAGAAAGTAGATTCCCTTGAGATAGAATACCAACCCGGCTCCCCACAATATGAAATCAATCGTAAGATTAAGAACGTCATGTGGAAACTACTAGCTGGCGGTGGTAATAGTGGTAATGTTGTTAACGTAGGACGTGGATGATATGAGTTTCGCATCGGACATGTCAGCAGCAGCCTTAAGCATGCTAACGAAGTTTGGGCAAAGTATAACAGTGGTACGTGACGTAGTGGCTTCGTTTGATTCAGCTACAGGTACAGTTACTGAAGGTACAGACACAACATACAGTGGCTATGGCTACCCATCTGCTTACAACGCATCACAGGTTGATAACGCTATTATTAAACAATCAGATACGCTCTTGATATTCTCGTCAACTACAGCACCACTTGTTAATGACATATTCACTGTAGGCTCTAAAGTGCTCACAGCTGTTAATGTTCAAACAGTTTCTGACCAGGGTGTTAATGTAATGTATAAAGTACAGTTGAGGCAATAATGAGTGTTAATGTAGCTGATTGGGAAAAGAAGTTTACTGGGCAGTGTGCCATAGTAGTTAAAGAAGATATGAAAATAATACGTGAAGCTAGCAAAATACTGTATAACAACATAGTAGATCGTACACCAGTCGGTGACCCATCATTATGGAACTGGCCAGCTCATGCAGGCTACACGCCGGGAACATTAAAAGCTAGTTGGACAATCACCGATAATACAGGTGAAATAGTTATAGAGAATTTACAGCCTTACGCTTACAGAGTTGAAACAGGCTATAGCACACAAGCACCATCTGGCATGATGCGCATAAGCGTCAAAGAGTTTGGTTCGATATTAGATGAAGTTAAACGGAAGCATAAAGTATGAGTGTATTTAACAACATCCAGAATGCATTAAACGCTAAGCTTGCATCACTATCTGGACTACCAGCAATCTTTTATCAAAATATTCAGAATGAGCCGGCGCAAGGAACGTCTTACATAAGACCAACACTACTGCCAGCACGTTCTACACTGCTTACATTAAATAATGAAGATATGCATCAAGGTTTGTATCAAATAGATATATACACGCAGTTAAAGAAAGGAACAGCCCCAATATTACTACTTGCAGATATAATAAGAGATGGCTTTAAACGTCAAAGCTTAGTATCCAGTAGCACTGTTGTACACGTTCAAAATATTAGCATCTCACCTATACAACGAATAGAATCTTGGTGTCATTGCTATGTAGAAGTAAACTACCTTTGCGTAGCATAAATCACTAACCACGTAACATTAATTAAAGGAAACAAAAATGGCAGCTCCAGCTATTTTATCTCAAGGTACAACATTTTCAACAGACACAGTTGGTGGGTCTAGTCCCATAACTATTAGTGGCGTTAAATCAGTCTCAGGCATAGGCTCAGGTAAAGCGGCTGAAATAGACGTAACCACTTTAGCAAGTACTGCTCGTGAATTCAGAATGGGACTACAAGACTTCGGTTCTGTAACATTAAACCATAACTGGAATTTAGATGATGCAGGACAGATTGCTTTGTACAATGCTATGGATGGACAGACAGCACAACAGTTTATTATAACCCTCCCAGCTACAAACCCATCAGTCACTAAGAACGTGTGGACTGCAACAGTGTATGTATTGTCGATGGAAGTTTCTGTAGAGGCCAATGGAGTTGCTGTTGGTACTACGACACTACGCGTCACGGGAGAACCTGTGTGGAGTTGATTTAACTCCCAAGGTGTGGTATATTGTACGAAACAAAATATGGAAACACATATAAATGTCAATTAATAAACATCAAATATTTGCTAGTAACGACCTTAAGGAAAAGCTCGTTGCTATGCCTGAATGGGGTGGGGATGTTAAAATCCGTGCCCTTTCTGTTCATGAACAATTAGAATATGATGCATTCCTAGCTACAGAGCCTAAAGAAATAGAGATGGCTTTGCACTTAATACTATCTGCTTGTGTAGATGATAATAATAATAAGCTATTTACCATAGATGATTTAGACCTACTGAAGCAAAAGAGTTCTAAGAATCTATTTCATTTAGTGAATGAGATATTAGATCTAAATAAACAGAAGTCAAATGATGTAGAGAATTTAGCAAAAAACTAGTAAAGCGTCCACTCCGTAAATTTGTATTCTCTTTAGCAAAAGAGCTTGGTATGACAGTTGCGGAGATTGGGGATAAGATGGACGCTAGCGAGCTCATGGAATGGGTAGCATACTTTAAGATACAAGACCCAGAAGAAGCAAACAGAATTAATGATATAGTCGAATCAGAAAAGAGTGATGATTACCACGCTGATAAAATGCGAGCATTCTTAAACACAATAAGACCGGGTAAAAAATGACACAAGAGAATATATTACTAACGCGTATTGTTGCAGATAACGCACAATTTAAAGCCAAGCTCAATGATGCCGTATCAGCGGCACGATCATTTGGTGATAAAGTTTCTGAGTCATTTAGAAAAGCCGGAGGCATTTTAGCCGGCGTGGCTATAGGTAAAGAAGTACTTGGTACATTTAAAGATGGCTACGATAGTATAGACAAGATGACGGCATCCGCTGAACGTCTCGGTATATCCTCAAAGAATTTCCAATACCTAGAATTCGCGGCAAAACGCTCGGACGTAGAGATAGGAAGCTTAGAGGCTACTATTAAAAAGCTACGTATTAGTTTGTCCAATACCAGCAAAGCTCCTCTATTCGCTCAGCTCGGCTTAGATCAAGCAAAACTAAAACTCATGGATACCAGCGAGGCTCTATCATTAGTATATGATAGTATGAAGAATTTAGATGAGTATTCAAGAGTTAATATAGGCACTAAGTTATTTGGTAAGAATTTCCAAGATACAATATCCCTTGCCAGACAAGGTATGAAAGGATTTAG